TGAGGAGCAGAAGCAAGTCGCAATCTCGTATCTAACGAACTATCGCGTCAGATTGGAAGAGCGCGGAAAGAGATCCGTAAAACTAAAGGAGGACAAGCTATGAAAGTTAAAGGAACATACCACTGCCAGACTACCCACCACCCCAACGCATTGAATAGCTGGGACATCCGGTCAGTCTCCGTAGAGCTGCCGGAAGTGCAAGACAAGCCCTACTGGCATAAGATTGCAGCATCTGTGATCGGGTTCGGAATGGCGATGCTGGCGTGGTATCTGGTGTTTGGGTATTAAAAAAGAGTGCTGTCACAGTAAATTTCGAAATAACAATAAGACGCCAATCGGGAGGTGAGTGAATTTGAGCAAAGGAAGAAAGCCAGAAAATTTAACTGGTATGAGGTTTGGCAATCTTACTGTATTGAGAAGCGCACCAGACAGAGTGCATAAATGCGGAACTGTCGAAAAAAGGTGGATATGTCGGTGTGATTGCGGAAACGAAACAGAAGTAAGTAGAGGAAATTTAAAGTCTGGGAGAGTTAAAACGTGTGGCTGCTCTAGAGGGAAAAGATGGCAAGAAAGAAAAATACATGGAGAACGTATTATTGAAGTAAACAAAGAGGATTACAAAAGAATACAAAATATTCGAAAGCACATGCTTAAACGGTGCAACGACAGTCATGACAAATCTTTTCCGATTTATGGTGGACGTGGAATTTCAGTGTGTAAAGACTGGACGGAAAGCACTTTGGCTTTTTATATGTGGGCAAAAAACAATGGTTACAAAGAAAAACTTACGATTGACCGGATAGATGTTAATGGAAACTACGAACCGGAAAATTGTAGATGGATTTCAATATTTGACCAACAAAGCAACAAGAGAACAAATGTTTATATAGAGTGTCTTGGTGAAAAACATACGATAGCGCAGTGGGCTAGGATAACAGGACTTGATGAAGAAACCATTCGCAGAAGGAATAAAAAAGGACTTCCGGCCAAGAAAGTCCTAGGTATTGAAGTGCATAGTTAAAGCACTCAAATTAGTAAATCAGTTAAATTGTAGACGAAAAGGAGAGAAATGTAAATGAAAATTACAAAAATTAAGATCAAAAATCTTTATGGAATTACAGAATACGAAGGGGACGGAAAGAGCGTAGAGCTTTCTGGAACAAATGGAGCAGGAAAATCTTCCGTGATTGATGCAATTCGGTATGCTCTTACAAATAAGTCAAACCGGAAATATATTGTCAGAAACGGGGAAACAGAGGGCGAAATTCTGATTGAAACAGATAACGGATTGAGAATCAATCGGAAGGCAAGAACGAATCAAGCGGATTACAAGAGCGTGAAGCAGAACGGTCATGAGGTGGGGAGTCCGGAAACATTTTTGAAAGATATTTTTACTCCACTGCAGCTGTCACCAGTTGAATTTATGGAGAAATCCGAAAAAGAGCAGAATGCAATTTTGCTTGATATGATCCAGTATGACTGGTCATTGCAGACAATCCGTGAATGGTTTGGTGAAATTCCAGATTGGGTATCTTACGATCAGAATATTTTACAAGTTTTGAATGATATACAGTCGGAAAACGGCATGTATTACAGGAATCGGCAGGATGTGAATAGAGATATCCGGAATAAAAAATCATTTGTTGAGGATATCGCAGATGCTATCCCGTCTGGATACGATGCAGAAAAATGGGAAAATGAAAATCTTGGACAGCTGTATCAGGAAATCGAGCGCATCAGAAAAGAAAATGAGCAGATCGAGAAAGCAAAGCGATTCATCGAGCAGAGAGATAATAAAGTCCGGTCGTTCGAAGCGGATAAAGAGATTAAATTATCTGCATTGGAAAGGTCATTTACCGCAGAGCGGGAGCGGCTTTTGAAAGAGAATGAAAGACTGCAGGCTCAGTTAAGGGAAAATCAAACAATGCTTGCTGGCATGGAAGAAAGAAAAGCGGACAAAGCAGAAGTAATCGTAAAAGAATATGAAGCGAATGTTGCGAAATATGACAGCTCTGTAGAAGAGTACAAGGAATTGTCTGAAAAGGAAGTGCAGGATTACTCGGAATTGCAGAATCAGGCATCTTATGCGGAAGAGATGAAATCCCACTTGAATGAATATCGGCGAATGGTTGATCTACAGAACGAAGTGGAGCGATTAAAAGCGGAATCCGAAGAATTTACGAAGAAAATCGAAAAGGCACGGTCTCTTCCTGGGGAAATTTTAGAAACTGCAACTATTCCAATTTCTGGTCTTACGGTTGTAAATGGCGTTCCACTGATTCACGGACTACCGATCAGCAATCTATCAGACGGAGAAAAACTTGATCTTTGTATTGATGTGGCGATTCAAAAACCGAATGGACTGCAGATCATCCTGATTGATGGAGTAGAGAAAATGTCTACAAAAATGCGGACAGAGCTGTATCAGAAGTGCAAAGATAAGGGATTACAGTTCATCGCAACAAGAACAACAGATGAAGAAGATCTGACAGTGATTGAATTATAAGGAGAATCGATATGGAAGAAATGATTGTAAAAGAAGAAAGACACGAATTAAGTCCGTTTGCGGACAGTCAGAGTTTTCAAAAGATTTTTGACATCGGGAAAATGTTCGCCACATCACAGCTGGTGCCACAGAATTACCAGGGCAAGCCAATGGATTGCACCATTGCAGTAGATATGGCGAATCGAATGGGTGTATCCCCTATGATGGTCATGCAGAATCTGTATGTTGTAAAAGGTAAGCCTACATGGAGTGGACAGGCTTGTATGAGTATGATCCGGGCGAATACAGAATTTAAAAACGTCCGTCCGGTGTACGATGGAACACCTCATACAGATAATTGGGGATGCAGAATTGAAGCAGAATATAAAGATAGTGGAGAGAAAATCAAAGGAACTACAGTGACGATCGAAATGGCTAAAAAAGAGGGATGGTATGAAAAAACAGGAAGTAAATGGAAAACCATGCCGGAGCAGATGCTTGCATATCGTGCGGCTGCGTTCTTTGCTCGGGTATATACTCCAAATTCTCTTATGGGGGTTTATGTCGAGGGTGAAGCAGAGGACATATCAAAAAGTGATACAAGAGTAGCAGAAAACCCGTTTGATTTCGAAGCAGCGGTGCAAGAAGCAGAGGAGGTATTTGAATGATTTTAACACAGGAAAATTATTACAGCAAAGAAGCAAATCAGGAGTATCTCAGTGTCTCGCAGTATAAGGATTTCTGCGGAACAATTGGACGTGTTGGGTGTGAGGAACAGGCACTTGCAAAGCTGAATGGTTACTGGGAGATGGAGAAAACAACAGCACTTCTGGTTGGCTCTTATGTGGATTCTCATTTCGAGGGAACACTTGATTTGTTTAAGGCTCAGAATCCAGAAATATTTACAAAAAAGGGAGAGCTAAAGGCAGAGTACCGAAAAGCAGAAGAGATCATAAATAGAATCGAAAGAGACCCTTTATTCATGATGTTTATGAGCGGAGAGAAGCAGAAAATCTTTACGGCTGATCTGTTTGGAGCGAAATGGAAAGTGAAGCTTGACAGCTATTTGCCCGGTAAATGCATCGTTGATTTGAAAGTAATGAAATCCCTTAGAGAAGCGCATTACGCAAAAGACATGGGACTGATGGACTTTGTGAGATTTTGGGGCTATGACATACAAGCTGCCGTGTATCAGGAGGTAGTGAGGATCAATACAGGGGAGCGGTTGCCGTTTTATATCGCAGCAGCCAGCAAGGAGAAAGTGCCAGATATCGAGATTATCCAGATCCCGCAGGAATGGATGAATGATTGCTTGTCTGGAATGGAAATGAATGTATCAAAGATTCTCTCTCTGAAAAACGGAGAGATTGACCCGATACGATGCGAAGTTTGCGACTGGTGCAAGCATACCAAGATATTAAAATCACCGATCTGGCCAGATAATTTGATAGGAGAAGTGTAAATGAAAAAGTCAGACACGATAGTAACAGAATACGTTGAGTTCTGCTTGATCTGCGGAAAACCATACAACATCCATGGACATCATTTGATCTGTGGAAGAGGGAGAAGACAGAACGGAACAAAGGACAAGTTGATTCTTCCGGTGTGTAGTGAATGTCATGGGAAAATACACGAAAATGGTGTAAGCATGGCATTGTCTAAGATGGTAGGACAGGCAATCTATGAGCAGAACCATACACGAGAGGAATTTAGGGAACGATATGGACAATCATATTTTTGAAATCAGAGGGAAATTTTACAAAGGACATTGTTTCCCTGGTCTGAATGATTACATACATGAGATCGGGAAGAACCCGAAAGCAGGAAATCGAATGAAGCAACAGTATCAGATGATAGCCTGTAACGCCGTCAGGCTTGGCTTAAAGCGTTTTAAAACAGATAAGCCTATCATTCTGCACTATACGTTTAAAGAGCCTAAAAAGGGCAATAAACGGGACAGAATGAATGTTTTCATTTTTGCGGACAAGGTGATTGAGGACGCATTGCAGAAATGCGATGTGATTGTTAATGATGATCCGGCTCATGTCGTGAATACAACGCATGAGTTTGAGTATACAAGCGGAATCCCGTCAATCATTGTCCGAATTGAAGAGGTAACGAGGTAGAGAGCCTTGTTATAAATTGTAACCCGTTCATGTTCAGGTACGTCACACTACGCTGAATACATATCCCGGGATTTCTCCCGGGAGGAAAGGAGTGAAAGACTCTAGGAACTATGGCTAAAAAGTATTACTGGCTAAAACTGAAAAACAACTTTTTTAGTCAGCCAAAAATAAAAAAACTTAGGAAAATAGCCGGTGGAGATACTTACACGATCATATATCTGAAAATGCAGCTTTACAGTCTGGAAGATGATGGGAAGTTATATTTTGACGGCATCGAAGAGAATTTTGTAGAGGAAATGGCATTGAAGATAGATGAAGACCCGGAAAATGTAGGCGTTACAATTCAATTTTTGCTTGCGCAAGGACTTATGATTTTATGTGATGATAATGAGTATTTAATGACAGAAACGCAAGAATCAATAGGGACAGAAAGTGCCTCAGCACAACGAGTTAGAGCGCATCGTGAGCGAAAAGCGTTACATTGTAACGATACAGTAACATTGTGTAACACAGAGAAAGAGATAGAGAAAGAGAATAGAGATAGAGTAAAGAGAAAAGAGAAAGAAAAAGAGATAGAAGAGTTATTTGAGCGATTATGGAAAAAATATCCGGAGAAAAAAGGAAAAGGACAGGTAAGTAAAAAGAGCAAGGAAAGGCTACTCGATATTGGCTACGAGCAATTCGAAAGAGCGATAAATCGCTATAAAGAAGATTTAAAAGAAAATGAATGGAGAAAACCTCAATACGGCAGCACCTTTTTTAACACCGGATATGAAGATTATCTCGACAAAAATTATCAGCCACCAGAGAGGACGGCAAAACCGCCAGTAAGCAGAAACCTAAACAACTTTGATCGCAGAGAATATGACATGGACTCTCTGGAAGAACAACTACTGAACTCGAATTAAGGAGGAACTATGGAACCGAAGAAAGTAACAATAAATTACGCTCTGCTCTGTAAGGAACTAGAAAAGCAGGGCAAAACGAAAGAGAAATTCTCAGCAGAACTCGGGAGAAGCAAGTCTTTTGTCTGCAATATGGCAAAGAACCCGGAACAGACAGAAGATTTTGAAAGGACCATGTGTCTACTTCTCGGACTTGAACCGGGAAGTCTGGTGAAAGAGCCAGAAAAGAAAGGGATGACCGCAGCACAGGCACTTACAGTCATCCGGGATGAGATTTTAGAGAATCGCAGAATCATGCAAGAAAATTTTGAAAAGATCTGGAATAAGCTGAACACCAACACCATCCAATTAGAAAAGATCAAGGACAAGGTCAATACGATGTCGAAGACCGACTACGACAAAGCATTAGAGTGGCTAAAAGACAAGATGGAAGGTGGACGCTATGACGGGGCGAAGTTGCTCATGGAGTCAGAAGCGGCAGGAATTAAAAGGTCGGACATCATGAAAGCTAAAGCAGAACTTGGAGTAAGAATCCAGACTACAGGGTACGGAAAGAATGTGAAAGCATGGTGGAGTTTAAAGGGTGAACAGGCATGAACATGAAAAGATATGGGTTTAAGATTTGCAAGAAAAGACACGGAAACATGGATTTTTACACAAAAGTTAGCTCCAAGCGCAAGAGAAAGAAGAGGGTGAGAGGAAAATGAGTAGACCAGCACACTTTCTGGATCCGTACCAGTTCCAAATCGAAGAGATGGTAAAACTCGGATGCACGGATGAGCATATCTGCAGAGTGCTTGAGGATATTACCGGAAAAGAAGTGAAAAAGAGGGTAATAGCAAACAAGAGGATGTGGTTAAGAAAGATGGAAAATAAAAGAAAACAATACGAACCGTACAAGGGAGAAATTAAGTACATGATCGAATACGGACTTACGATCCAGAACATCTATGCAGCAATAAGAGAAGAGAGCGGAATAGATGCGAGCATTGAAACGTTTAAAAACTTCCTGAAGGATAACGATATGATGCCTGAGTCAAAGAAACAGGAAGCTTCGGTCAAGGATATCTTTGGCAACATTGCAAATTACATGGAGTTTCACGAGGGCTGGGTGCGGACCAGTTGCCGGCTCAACAGGGCGATGTCGAATCCAAACCGGATATTAATGCGGAGGTATTTACAGTAAGCTATGAAAAAAAGAAAGAGAATCCGAAGAAAAATGAAGTACATATCTGTTCTTACTGCGGACGGGAAATTATCGGAGATTTTGAGTATATAAAAACAAAGAGAGGGACGGAGTTGTATTTTTGTAAAGATATGAGGTGTAGGAGAAAAGACTAATGCCAAAAGTGAAAGAAACGCGCTTGCGAAAAGGCGACACGATCAAATGCGCTGATGCAGAGGATTGCGTGAGGACAATGACCGAATTGGCGGTCTGCGGGATAGAGACAGATTTTCTCTACGAAAAAGATGGAGAGAGTGGTTTATGGTTGGAAATAACGGGAGGAAAATTAGATGGATGAGAAGAAAGTTAGAGAAGCGATAGAACTTATGGAAATTCAAATCACCATCATACAGAAAATACCAGAGTATTTAGGATTGAAAGAAAAGACTGATAAGCAAATAGGAGAACGAAGAACAGCAATCGAAGCACTAGAAAAGCAGTTGCCGAAGAAAACTAGAGGAAATGGAATGCAGGATGGTTTGATTAGGAAAATCAAATATTACACTTGTCCTACTTGCGGTAATTGTCTTTTAACTGAAATGATGAACGAAAGACAGAACACAAGTTATTGTTGGGATTGCGGACAGAGATTGGATTGGAGTGAATAGCATGGAAGAATTAAAGAAATGTCCGTTTTGTGGCGGAGAAGCAAGAATAAAAATGGAAAGAAAAAATAATGTTGGTTGGACTATTTGGTGTGAATGCAAAAAATGTTATGCAAAAGCAGAAGGATATTGTCCTAGTATGCAAAATGCAGACAACGCAC